CGTATCTTTCAATTGTGCCTGGCTGGATTTCTTTTGCGCGTTGGTCAAGATCATCATCGACCGCCGAATCGATTGAAAACAATTTCAGCAATAGCGAAATTTGATAGTATTGTTGGGCATCTTGACGGCCGGTCCCGGCCGAGAAATGTTTCATGGCACTTGCGTCACCTACGTCACTAAGCGCCGTACGTGACACTAATTTTGCGATATTTTGAGCGGTCAACTGCTCTTGAGTTTTTGTTGTAAATTTACCCATGAGTTACCCCTAAACGGCTACGCTTATCCGCTGGCCTTCGGAAAATCCGCGAACGGATGCGCTTATATTTGTGATTAGCGCGTCACGCGGAGTATTTTCGGGGGGTGAGCTCGATCCCGAATCCTCCCCCTCAAATTCAATAGTTTTCACGCTGCCGATTCTAGGATCTTGAGAGATACATTGCGAGATCCGAAATCGTGAAGCTTCTAAATCCACCAAAGACAAATTCAGCCCGATAACTCGTTTGAGCCCCAAATGTCGATATAGCGTATCCGATCCGCGATCGGTGGACATACGATACGTTAACCCTTGGATCAAATTCGGGAGACCCGTGGCCAATTTGGCGTCAACACTACCCCCCTCAACATCAATAGGAATGTCATACAGCGTATTTCGGCCCGAAGATGTTGTGGGCTCTAACGCAAAATCAGTACCCAACAATTGGGATTCAAGCGATTCATCCAAACGCGCCCCCAAAACGGGCAAAAGAGGTCGATCGACTAACGACGGTTGGTAACTTGGGATCGCAATTTTATCACCCGTACCCAGCACGCCAGGTAAAACCGGAGTATCCCCCAGCACAAGATCGGCCGAAGCTTGTGCGTCGATAAACGGAGGTTTCAGGCCGTTGATAATCGCAATGTCCTCCCACCTACTCGAATCCCCCAAATATTGACTGGCCAAACTGGTTAGCGTGTCGCCTTTCGTCACCGATACGCTTTGCGCGCTTTTGTAATTGCGGACCGAATTACTTGTAAACAGGGTACCTTTAGCGGACAACACCTCGCCCCCTGTTAGACTTGTTCCTAGATTGGATACCTCGGTTAGAGTACCCGGAGATCCTCTCGATTCAGCATCTAATAATTCAGTAGTGGGTACCCTTTGGAACAAATCAGATCTTTTTGCGTTTTCGCGGGCCGTTTTTCTGCTTGTGGATTCAAAAACTTCGGGATGCGTGCCCATACGATCCAGACCGTCTTGAATCGTGCTTAGGCGGTCTAACACGTAGTCCCGAACACCGCTATCGGGCGCTATCGTGGCTTTTTTTAAAAGATTTTCATATGAAGCTCGCGCCGCGTCAATCGCGTCATTACTCAACAGAATAGACCCAAATGGATTTTCGATGAAATCGGTAATTCCCTCGACAAAATTTTTGGCGGCATCAACTATGCCCAAAAGACCATCTAAAATGGTGCCTATGTTCGCAACAAACCCTGCAATTTCGCTGACAATAGCGGTAAGATCATTGATCCCTCCTTGGATCAAATCGATCCCGGTTTTGATCATCTGTACCGCTTCTTTGAGTTGATCAAGAAGACTCTTATCCTCCGAAACATTTTCGAGGTGCGCTCCCGCTGGACCTTTTACCAGCAAACCTATGTCATAGCGGTACGTTACGGGGCTGCCCTTATCCCGCGAAATGTCAAATCCTGTCGGAGCCACAAGCCAATGTTCATCATCTTTCGGAATGTGGAACGACATTGTTGTTCCTTCAGCCGAGGAAGGATCTCTTTTTAGATCCGCATAGGCGCGAAATACGCAGTCCTGTAGGTATTTGAGGTGGCCATGCCCTGTTAATCCTGCGAATTTCAGCCACGTCCAAGGTAGCTCGCGGCTATGGCTTTTTTGCTCGGGCTTTATTGTATTTAGAACCCAGCTCGATCCCCGAAATGGGCGCACTTTGAACCCTGTGGTGCCGCTTAATTGAATGGTTCGTCTAACAATACCGTTCTCTTCAACGTACAAGCCCCCTCCTTGTGTTGGGGAGTCCTCAACAGCGAAGGGTTCGCTCAATTTGTAACTATCGGGGGGGATAACAATCGGGAAAAGATAGTCGTTAAGGATCCCGTGAAATGCGTGTTCCGGCGGCACTTCGATCTCAAAAAACATCAACATCCGACGAAAATATTTATCGTCGCCTGTCGCCTTGCGCCTCAATGACTCCAATACCAATTTTATAGGACTAATCGACATTTAGCACCTCATGTCACCGTGTAAATAATGGGAGTTGTAGGTGTGGTATCCAACATGGTTGCGCCTCCCATGTAACTGTCTATGACATTGGCAATCGAGGTCAATGCCTGGCTGGCTGTAGCCGACGTAGTTCGGTTGGTTACAAATGTGGACGCTAATGACGAAACAAACGCCGCCCGTGTTGTGGGGGTAGCCATATAGCCAGGTTTGGTTGCGAGTGTCCCTAGTAGGACGGGAACCGTGGTCCAAATAAGCGTAGTAGGGATGAGAGGGGTAGTCCCTATGCTATCCCAAAACGCCTCGGTTGCTGTCACGATACGTTCCGCCGCTTGTGCCTCGGTCCCCCCTACTGAGATACCCATTAACGCGGTTTTCAGAGCAACTGTGCATAGTCCATATGCCGCTACCCCATTGTTACTAATTGGGCCCGACAAAATAGCGGCATCCGCAAAATACACATTCCACGCATCCTCCCAGCCGTCTAGGACATCGGATTCGTTATCCGACAATCCTATTTTCCCCAACTCGGTAGCCAGTACCGCGGCACTCAAAGCCATAATGATCCTCTCAGATTGTGTCGGGTAAAAATAATCGATTGCTGTTGATATCAGGATCCCATGAATCAATCGTTAATAGAGGTGTACCCGTTCCCGTAGGCCCCACACCCGAAGGATGTATGTGACTCCCCGCCCATGTCTCGACGGTGGATTTCATCGCATTCCACAATGTTTCCATATGATCGGCAACCGCCGCCTTAACTAACCCGTCCCCCAGCACCAATTTGGCAGTCGATTCAGATCCCGTAAATTGATAGCAAGGATCTCCGTCAATAGACGATCCGATTGAACCCGAAGGATCGACGATAGTGACATTAAATGTAGTGGCATCCCCTGTTATAGCCGCCACCACTACAGGGTTTTTGGGATCCGACTTATCCAAAAATTGGATCCCCCATTCAGAATCCGCGGGAAGAAACGCTTTTTGTGATCCTTTACCGTCCGTTGGGGGTAGGGGCTCCACCCCGTTATCATCGGTTGTTCCGTCATTTGCCCATGTTGTGTCGATAACGTGATTTCCCGAATCGTCAAGACCGCAATATGACCCGTGGTGTTTTAGGTATCTGGGATCCCCGTCAACTAGCCTCAATTGTCGAAGCCGCCCGGAACCCTCGATATTATCCAACTTCCCTGCATCAACACTGGGGTGCGGGATGCCTCTTAAAATAATCGGTTGGGTAAGATCATCGTCCATAAACCCAATCAAGACGTGATCCCCGTCCATATGTGCGGGATTGGTTGACCCGTCAATCGACAACGGGGCTCCCGTTACATCTTTGGTGGTTGCCTTAGGCTTGTAAATATCCCCCCCGTGTAACCCCCCCCGTTCTTGAGAAACCAATACGCCGCGAAAGGCCACAAAACGATTATTACGGCGGAAAGAATAGGAAAGCACATCACAATAAACCGCAATAGGTGTACCCTCTTCTATTTCGGGATTCGCGGGTAGCTCGGGGTGCGCGTCATCATCTACAACGTAGGTCGCCAACACGACACCGCGAATCAATAAGCCGTTCGATTTCATCCCCTCGTTGGGCACTTTTCGAAATCGCTGGATCCCAGATTGTAGACATTTCATACGCCAATCACCTCAGTAGGGGTTTTATTGGGTATAGAATATCGCGAAGCTAAACCCTCGATCGCTTCCATAAAATCGTTGTCAGTACCTATCCAGCCACGCGTGACCCCTAATGAGGTTCGCAAACCCGGACCAAATACCCAATTGTGACTCACGTTTTCCACATAGTAGGTCTCGTCTAGTGATGATTCACCGCTACTGCCCGGCACCCTCATCCGAGTACCCACCCGGATGTCAGGTCGCCCAATTTTCAGATCAAAAGATCCGTTGTATAGGTAAGGGTTAATGGCGTACCAATCCCGCGCCATTAACCTCTGTAGCGTGCTCATGGTGATCAATTTTGCATCTTTGGCTTTGTAGTGCGACGCAATATCGTAACGCCGTAAACCGTGTCTTCTGATATCTTCGGGATCCCACAATGGAGCGGCAAGATCTAGCGTGCCCGTACCCGTCAATTCTTGGGCAATTTGGGGTGCCAAGAAAAACGCGTTGATCCGTTCCTCACCTGTGCGACCGATATCATCGGTACCGATTTGTTGTCTGGGGATAATGTGGAGGGGGAGGTCGAACCAACTCGAATTCTTACCCAACCCTAGATTTTGGGGGGGCCGCCCTTGGTCATCAACAATTCCGCTGGTTAAGGGAAACGGCCGATCGCGGAAATAGACTGTCATGGACGAATCATCGATCGACAACTCCTCCCCCGGTTTAGGCATGTTCCCTTTATTGCTTAGGTCGCAAAATAGCTCGCAAAATCCAGAATCGCTCCATTCTTGCGCGAGACTCCAAACCGTTCCGTTGGGTTCCGCCATATTCGGCGAAATACTTACCCGTG